TCTATAAAGGCGCTCTTTTGAGCCATCTTGATCGTTTTGTTTGGGTCGCCAGCGTTTTTACTTAGCATGGCAGCCCCTCGGCCTTCGCCTATAAAACTTTCATCTTTTGTTAGGGTACAAATAAATGCCACTGTTCCCTTTACCGCATCGCCAAACATTTCTAGTGATTCGGTGTCTTTTTTAAAGGCAGCTTGCCAGTTAAAAATTGATGCTATCTTTTCCGCACCGCCCTTTGCCATTGATTTTTTGTTTTGAATAATGTGGTAGTCTTTTCCTTCTACCATTATCGCGTTAACTTTTTCTATAAATTCGGATCGTTTTATTAAAAATGCATCGATGTTATATTCTAATGCTACTTGTACTTGCGCTTCGTTATTCCCCTCGGTTGGGGCCACTGCTGTTTCGGGTTGTTTTATTTCGTCAGTCATTGTGATATAGTTTAGTTAGTTAGTTCGCACGACTCGGCAAGATTGGTTCTCTTGTCGAGTTTTTTTTTCGACCTTTTAGGGTTAAAAAAACCTCACCGGTTTGGTGAGGGTAAGTCTTGCCCTATGATCCCTATTTAAAATGATCCCTTCCAGTATCACCTTAAATGGGTAGTACAAGGTAAGACTTATATTCTCACCTAAGACTTAATTGTAAATGTTCGTTGTGTATAACTTTATTATACTCTTACTTCTTTTTTAACGCAACGGTAAGTTTCTTGTTTTCTCTTGCCATCCGTACTTCTCTCATGTGTTCGCTGATCTGCTTCTTGCTCATTCCCTTGAATTGGCTTTTGTGAGAGGCTAATGCCCCGCGCCGGGAGAATTCTTTATGGTCAAATTTCGTCATAGTATTCTTTTAGTTTATAAAAATCTGGGTGACGTTTAAGTTTCATTAATGCCTTAATTTCCACTTGACGGATACGTTCTCTAGTAACATCAAATTCATCACCAAGTTCTTCGTAGGTATGTGATATTCCATCAGTTAATCCGAATCTGGAATCTAGGAGTTTCTGCTCTCTTGGGGTTAGCTCTTTTATTATAGGAGCCAATAATTCCTTTAGTATAGCTCTATCAGCATTTTTGTTTTCTGGGGCAGCTATCACTTGAACCTCTGGAGAGTTTAAAGCTATATGGCTTATCGTTACTAATTTTTCTTTTTCAGCTTTTTTCCATCTTTGAGTAAATATCTTTAACCATTCGGGAAATAAGTAATCTACTCTCTTTTCTAAAACCTCGGCTATCTTAATTCTTATTTCTTCTGGGGGATAATACGTACAAGTTTCTATACTAGAATATGTTGCATGTCCTATTCCTGCAAGTATTGCTATATCTTTTTGTAATAGGTTTTTTTCTAATCTGGATTTTTCTAAGCTATTATTTTTTATCCCTAAACGATACTTTAGTTCAAATGCTTCTTTTTCTTCTTCATCTATTTCAAGGTTTTCTAAAATATCAACATCTTTAAAACCTGCTATTTGTAATTCTTCTTTTTCTGGTTCACGTTTTAGTTCTTCTTTTAAATACTCTTTTTCTTTATTATAACTTTTTACTTGATCAAAGAATGGCATACACTAGTTTATACCCTCTAGGTCAGTCAGCCCGCTGAAATGTGCGACTATTAAAATTATTCCGAGTATCACCGCTGCTATTATTAATGCTTCTTTTTCTTCTTTCGTCAGTGATGGGTTTAGACTTTTCCATCCTCTATAAAAGCTCATTGGCACTTGGTTTATTAAAGGCATACGTGTTTGGTTCTTTGCGAGTTAGTTCCCGCTTAACTACATTGTACTCTTAACGTGGCGGTGTGTCAAACATCACAAAGACCTTGTGTTTATTGATTAAAATAGAGTTTCCTAATATATTAGACAGTCTGGTTTTGGAGTTATGCACAGGTCTGTTTGTTCAGTGGGCTGAACAAGCTTAAATAAAAAGCACCGGTGAACGGTGCTTAGTTGTCCCCTGAGCGTTTCAGGCGGTGGCTCATTTAGTTGTTCAAACATTATACCATAAAAAAAACCACCAGAAGGCCCTAGTGGTTTTTATTATCTTTTATCTTATAGCTTTCCGTGATCGTCAATAAACTTTTTTGCAGCTACTAAGGCTGTGTTAACCGTTGGAATAATGGCCGCAGCAATTAAAGCGTATTGCTCTGGCACGTGAAGCTGGGGGAGTAATAAAATAATAAAACCTACCGCAGCCGACAATATACTCCACAAAAAGACTTTTAAAATGTGGCCACCGTCTTTCTTATTAAGTTCAAACCGAGGGCTTGTTTTTTTTTCTTCTGACATAAAATAAATTAATTATTAATTAAGCTCGACTTTTCCACTATATTTTAGTTTCTTCCAGTCTACCTTAGTTGCCCCACCTTCTTGAATTGTCGGAATTTTCAAACCCATTCCACCAGCAATAATAATAAGATCTTGCTCATTATCGGCCGGTACATAAATACCAACGCCTTTACCAATTGCTTCTTTAACCACTTTTGCTTTTGTCATAGGTTTATTGTTCAAGGTCAAAAGCCATTTAAAATAAGCCTCTGGGTCCTCGAAGTTGTTTATATTTTTAATATCTAGTTTGCCGCTTGGCGTTATATCTATGTGTAAGTGTGACCCCCTACTAAATTTCCCGGTGTTTCCAACATAGGCAATTACTTGCCCCTCTTTGTACTCGCCTGGCTTAACTGGTTTTTGCAAATGCATCAATCTAAAAAGGCGCTTATTGCCTTTGCAAATAACTTGAATGGTATTCCCACCCTGGGTTCCAAAACTAAACTTTGTCACCGTTAAATCTTGCCAGGCATAGATTGGTGTTCCGACTGGTGAAATAACATCAAGGCCGAGGTGATGTTCGCTATAGAACGTCTTTTGTTTGAATAAATATCCTCTTGGTAGCTTTGCCCAATTCTTTATTGGATCAATCATATGTTTGTTGCGGGGGTCGGATTCGAACCGACGACCTGTGCATTATGAGCGCACCGAGCTACCTCTGCTCTACCCCACTATATCCCCGAATTGCTTCGGGGAGTTCTGATTTTAGGCGTCAGTTGGTTCAGGTGATTGAGTTTCCTCATCTTCTGAGCTTTCAACGGCTTCTTCTTCACCGCCCTCTGCTTCACTAGCTTCTTTGATTTCTTGTTCCATTAACTGGACAATGTGATCAAATGCAGCAGTCTTTTCAGGGTTAGATAACTGGTTGTGAAAACCATCGCCGTAGTTTTCGCCCTCGGCAATAGCTCGGCGTAGGTTTAGCAACACACCTAGTGTTCCATCCCATTGATCTGCTTCGATAGCGCGTGGCTCTATAACTTTATAAAGCTCAACGACTTCACTATCCTTTGAGTATTGTTTGAATTCCGGCATACATTTTGTTTAATGGCCTTTCGGCCGTTAATAAGCTATCTGTTATTTTATTTCTAATTGATAGATTCGTCAATTTGCTTTTGTACGTGGCTTGCAAATAAATCCGAAAATCCTGGCAGGTCATTATTTAGTTCCAGGTCAACACCGTCAGGGCTATAGGTGACCGCGGTGATATACATATTCGTATCAAAGACATTGCTGTCTTTTAGGGTGTTAAAGACCGAGCAGGTATCGCCTGGGTGGATTGATTCAATGTTATAGAGGTTATTAATGTGTAGCTTCGCTTCGATCTTTGGGTCCTTGCTCTCTGCCAATACTCCGGCCGCATAGTTGTTGGCTGTGCCTATATCACCTACCCCTAATTCCTTAATAAACTGCTCTTTTAGGCCGTACGCCGCTTGGCTTGGGGCATCGTCATAGGTGTTTGTTCCGCTTGACCATTGTAATACTACTCGGTTCACTATTTTTTCGGTGTTCTTAACGATGCTCGCACTGTCTACTGATTTGCCAATTGTAAATCGATGGGTTGGAGAAGATGGGAAGTCTTTATAATACATCTCGCCATTTTCTCTAATTGTGTAATAACGGCCACCTTCTGCCAGTTCAAATGTTTTGTTTATTGAGTCAAGCCACTTTAGTTTTGAGTATGTGAAGTTAATCGTTCCGCCAATCAGGTCGACGTTAGATCCGTGGGTTATCCACAGGCCTGGGTAAATGGTATTGAAGTGGTCTATTATCTCGGTCATTACCGTTGCTGGATCTTCGGCTGTTACGGTTACTACGTCAGACCCACCACCGGTTCTAAAATAGCCGTAGGAGAGCATGGAAACAAGCCCAAGCAGTGTTAGTGTCACTCCTTCCTGTGAGGCCTTTACGTATGGCGTATATTGGCTAATAAAGCCGGTGTATATCAGAACCGCTTGCTTATTAAAGACATCGTCGCGTTCGTATATCTTGACGACGTTCATGCCTTTAATACTTACCCCCTCATCAAAATCATCGTAGGGTAAATTTATGTCTATCAGACATTGTCCCTGACCCCCTTTGGTTTTAGAGTTAAACTTCGGATCACTCATGATCTGATCAGACTTAATGGTTTTTATATACGTTCCATCAAACCCATAAATTTTTAGGGAGTAAGACTTTGTCATGTTTTTTTATCTAAGATCTTTTTTAAGCTGTTAATCTATCTGATATATCTTTAACAACTACAAAAAAATCATGTAAGTCAGTAGCATCTAAATCGTCGCTATTAAAACGAGCTTGCAAATTAGCTAAAGATGTTTCAGCTTCCGTTGGGTCAGCAGCAACTACATCATAGTCATCAGTAGCAACGTCATTTACCGTTACAGTAGCCCCGGCTCGAATGGCTATGGCATCAGCGCTATCGTCGGCTATTTCAATAGAATGTTCTTCTATTTCCGCAATTTCTTCGGGTGATTTTGAGTCCCAGTCTATCTCACCAATTAAAATACGGCCATCATCAAAAATTCTCATATAGTTATATATTAAGGTTTAGTCATCAAACTTAATTCAATTTGAATTAACGAGTCGACGGTACCCCATATTCCAGCATACCAATAAGTAGCATTATATGGGATTATTCCTGATGGAACTTCGTTAGTAAGATGTCCGCCAAAATTTCTGGTTGTTGTAGAAACAACGGCACCACCGGCCAACGCCCACTTCATAATGTTTAATAATGGTGAGCCTTTTATTTGATAAACATTTGTACCATCACAATAAGCTGGTTCATCACCACCCATGCTTGTATAGTTTATGTTTGCCGAAAATGTTGCGGTTGTTCCTGAAATGCTATAGCGCTTATATTCTCCGGATACACCAGGGTTACTTAAATATATATTAGTTCCATCAGTAAACATTGCCCGGTTAGCATTTGAAGTTGAAGGGCTACCGCCAGAGAGAGTCATGGTTGCCTCAGAAGTTAAATCGGCTAAATTAAATCTTTTTAAATAAACATTTGATGTATTATCTACAAAATAAATATAGACAAAACTTCCTATAATACAAATTGCCCCATTCTGAGCGGCTGCCCCATATGATGAAGCGCTGTCTACCGAGTGAGTACGGTACCAGATATTTTTATCTTTAACATATCTACTAATCTTTGGTGGAAGAGAGCTTTTACCTTGAAATACCACCATTGTATTACCATCAGAGCTTGCAGCTATAGCACAGTTAGTTATCGAAGCTAAATTATTTGCTCCAACAATTTGTTGTTCTAGTGGGAATGTTGTAATTGCCGCCGCAATAGAGTTATCAACATATAATTTATTTGTAGCATCGGTATTAGCAGAAGGAGCAGGTGCTATATAAATTGACCCAGTACCGGTTCTTCTAACTAGTTTTGAGTTGGCTGTTCCAAATAATGAAAAAGTTAAATCACCAGTTATTGCTACCCATCCATCGGTAACGTTCCAACGCTTCAAACTACCACCTGCATATACATCGGTATTTTGGTAACCAAGGTTTATGTGGTTTGAGTTATCTGAGGTTGATTGTCTAACTTGTAATGCGTACGTTGTTCCAATTGTAAATGTATATGTAAGGGTAATATAGTTGTTTCCTGTAGGATAAGCATTCCACGTGGCTGCCGTAATTGTTTGAGTAGCAAGAGCTGATCCTGTTGGATTGTTTGATCCGTCTACCGCAAAAATTTCAATAATAACGTCACCGGCGTTTGTTCCAGTATTCGCTAGTTTATAGAGATAAATTGCAATTTGAGAACTCAAAGTTGGAATGAATGTCTGACAAATTCTATTCGCCTTAGTGGTTGCGTTAGCTTCACCAACGGCCTGAGTTGCGTTTTGACTTCCCTGAGTTACACCACCACCATAAACAGTTGCTTCATCTTCGGTTAGATATTTATTATAGCTATTAACGGCCCCAGATGATCCTACTAATGCTTGCTGTTGGCCAGCCGTTGGTAGCGTTTCAATGTCTTGTAAAATTTGAGCTAAACCTTCTTGAATTCCATCGATTGTTGCGGATACTGAGAACAAATAACAGTAGTCGTTGGTCGAAAATGTTTGCGCGCTTGATCCGTCAAAGCCACGGCCAGCGGCATTAATAAATAATGTGTCAGTTGATCGTCTATCAATTAATACTTTTTCTCTTTTTAAAACTGTCACCCCATCAGTATCATAAGCTACTAACGTAACAACAAAAGGATTAACCACCCATTTTTGTCCATTTCCCCATATATTAGATGTTCCGCCTTTTAGAGTGGTGGTGGTGACTGAGTTAGTTGATACACTTAAAACAACAGCGTATGATCCGTCATCAATGTTTTGGATAATCATTCCAGCTACTACTCCAAGCGCCTGAATACCGGTGCAGTTTAACATGGTCGCAGTTCCTAAACTTGTAGTCGTACTATAGAAAGTAGTTGGGAATAATGCACCCTGGCCAGCTTGCAATGGCACAGATAAACTGACGGCACTCATTCCCGATGCCAGTCTACCTACTGAATTGTCATCCTGTTTATACAGGCGTCTTGTATATAGCATAAAGTTATTTAAAAATTAGTTTTAATAGTTTTCCTAAAAACGAGTCGGGGTACAGATGTGCCAGAGATTCTAATATAACCGGAGTGAACAACATTCCTATAATAGCAAATAAACAGATTAATGACTTCATTACCCAGTGTATCTTTCGCATATTTTTGTTTTATAAATACGCATATTTTGTTTTTAGCGTTTGGTTATATGTGATACTCGTTCCAGTTGAAGTGATTGTATATGAGTTTGAATCACATTCTATTTGCGGGAATTCTCCGTTATAATCTACTTCCACTCCGTTAACTGTCACGCTTTTATTTTCACTATCAACCACCAATAATTCACCGGCCGAAAATGCCCGAACAATTTCTATCGTATCGCCATTGAGATTGTTAGTAAATTTTATTGCAGTAATAGCGGTTGCCGCCGTTATATCAATGGTTAGTACTGGATCTGTTTTATAGGTTCCGCTATTAGTTAATATGTTTGTATAAACAAGGTTTGTTATTCCTAGGTTTTCAACAGCATAGTAATCAAGGCTGTGCCACATTGGGTCCACACTGGTAAACTCTAAATCAAAAGGACAAAAACTTACGTGATATGATTCCCGACGAGCAAACATTTGATCGGGGTTAGTTAGTGTGGCCTTTACTACGCGAATCTGTCCGTTAATTTTTCTATATAGGTTTCCTTCTCGGATCATTAGCAGCTTCTTCATGTTATCGATGCCATCTTCTAGATCAGCCCCAGTATCGTATTTAATATACCCGGTTATTTTTATCTTACGTTCCTTGAAATAATCACCAATAATTCCCAGGCCGTCTTTGCGAGGGATACTAAACTTTGTTAGCTCTCTGGCCGGGGTCGAGCTATCTAAAATAATGTTTGCTATTACGTTATCGCTTTGTAAAATAAAACCCTCAAACTGTATGTCTGCATAGTCGGCCGCTGTGAACGCTCTGGGGGCTAGAAAATCGTTCAGGGGGGCTGTGTTTAGTAAAGTGGTGTTTAGCATATGTTAATGGCTTCCTTGGCCTGATAATTGAAGCTGGCGGGCTAGAGCGGCCATAAGGGCATCGATATCCGCCTGGCTATTTACGTGAACATCACCGAAGTTGACTGTTATACCACCAGCGCCGTTACCGGCCTGTGATCCTGATGGGCTACTTGCAGCGCCACCCAATCCTGGTGTCGCGTTAAGTATACCAGCTTTATTTTTAGCACTCTCAATTTGAGCTAAAATGGCAAGCATTTCTTGAAGCTTTTTATTCATGTCCGATACTGACTTGTCGGTGTTTGTTTTCATATCATCCAAGTTTTTCACATAGGTATCGTGGAAAATCTGGAATTGCAAAGCTACTTCGTTGTATTGTTTTTTCTTTGCTTCGTAGATTACTGTTTCCTCGGCCGCAGCTAGTTCTAGTTGAGCTACCTCTGTGGATATGTCTTGAAGTTTTTTAATATGCTCGGCATCAAGCTGGGCGCGCTTTTTAGCCATGTCCTCTGCAAAGTTTGTAAAATCAGACTGACTTGATCGTCGTCTGGCCTCGGTTATTTCTTTTTCTAAATCTTTAGCTCGCTGAGCGTATTGAGTAAGAGCATCTTCTTCTTTTTGAAGCTGAGCTTGAAGTTCGGCTATTCTTGCCTGGTTGGCACTATTATCTTCGCTTGTGGCGCCACTGGCTTGCTCTGTAGCGATTTGTTTTTTGAGGTCGGCTATCTTCTTCTCTTGGTCAATGAATCGCTCTGCTTCGGTTTTATTCATCTCTGCGACCGAATCCTTATATGAGGCCACCGTTTCCTGGAATCCTTTTCTCAGGTCGGCCATTTTTTCATTGATTCCCCTAACACTAGAGCTGTGATCTTCTTCCAGCTTGGCTAGGGCTTCACCTATTTTCTCTCCACCGTCTTTATACGTGTCGCGTACCTTTTCCCATGATGCTTGAATATCTTTGGCTTTTTCTTTGGCGCTTTGTCCTGCATCAGCTACCGCAGCAGTCATACCACCAGCATATTGTTTGGCTGATGTTTCCGCTTCTTTCATTTTTTTAATCTGCTCGTTGAAAGCGCTGAGGTCAGTTGCTTTTTTTATAGCATCACTTAGAGGATCAAACGATGTAGCCATTCCGTTTAAAAGGTCGCCGGTACTGGCACCAAATCCTTTAATGGCTGATAGTGTTCCGCTAAATGATGTTTTGACTTGCGCGCTTAATGTTTGCCACGCCCCACTAAAGTCACCGGTTACGGCCTGTCCCATTCCTTTAAAAACATTTTTGGCGATCTGGCCTATATTCAAAATTGCTTTTCCAACTTCTATAAAAGCATTGATCTGTACTTTGGCTGAGTCAAATATAACTCGGCCTAATGTGTAAACCCCCTTTGCAAAATTTCCGACAGTTGCAATTGCCCCGACCATAATGGTTGCCACTTGGTAAATCTTGATCTGCCATTTATGCATCTGTTCTTCTGTTAATAACATTCCATTAGTTGATGCTGATACTCCGCCAGTTAACATTGTGAGAGTTGGTATCAAAGCTTGGCCGATCTGTTTTTTTACATCGCCCATGACGTTATGAAGTCTACTCATTTGCCCCTGGTAAGTATTAGCGGCTGCGGCTGCTCGACCACCAAACTCTGTAGATAGTTCGCCTAAAATAACTTTTTGAGCACCCATAACATCACCAGATTCTACCATTGTTTTTATCTGTTCTTTTTGTTGCTCGGTTAGTTTAATACCAATTTTTTGTAAAGCAGTAGCCCCGGTTACTGGGTCCTGCATAGCTTTACCTAATTGGATAGATGCAGTTTGTAATTGCTCGGTTGATGGTAATACGTTTTGATTCATTGCCGTTGCCATATCTAAGGCGGCAAGACTTACTTCTTTAAAAATAGGGGCTTTGATGTTTGTAAAAGATAGTTGCATGGCTTGCATCGTATTGATTACGTCGTCATCTACGGCCGTTAGATTTTGCAATTCACTAGCCATGTTATTGAGTTCGACTACAGTTAAACCAGCCGCCCCCTGGGTGCTGGTTATTGCAGCGTTTAATGCTGCTTGATTGGTTTCGTATGTGGCCGCCTCTTGCATTGATTCGCTCATTACATTTTTCAGAGCGTTAAAGGCAGTTTTGGCAGCACCAAGAACAACACCACCGGCGAATACGCCGCCAGCGATGTTCTTCCAACTACTTGCTGTTTTGTCACCAGTGGCAGCCGCTTTTTCAGAGCTTTTAGCTAAGTCGTCTTGGGCTTTTTCTACTTTCTTAAACTTATCACTTGCCTCGTCTTTAGCTATTAGTTGCCACTCTAGGTTTTCAAATGCCATTTATTTATTTTCTTCCATTAATAATTGTTGCCTATGGCGTTGTTCTGCTCTCTTGCTTTCAATACGCTGTTGCTCATGTTCTAAGTTTATAAATCCAGCGTACATTTCTAAGTCTGAAAATTCTAGCGAGTCTAGTTCGGTGGGGGTAACACCCAACAGTTTCATTAAGCGGAAGTCTAGAAACCTTGCAGGAAGATTACCCCCACCATACAGTCCCTCACTAGCTTCCGCTACTATTTTTCCGCTTTAGTTCTTGCGTTGTTAGTAATCTCTGAGATTTCATTACTAATTTTTGAATAGTCCCGGTTGTCTAGGTTATCGAGCCAATCGGTAGTTACTTTTTGTTCAATCTCTACCGTAGCATCGTTTTCATCAAAGAAAACAGCTTTTGTGATTTGAGTCTTGATCATAAACTCTGTCCCTTTATCAATCTGAGCTGGTAATAAAATTGTTTCCTTACTGCTGGATGTACCACCCTCAGTGATAATCTCTTGGTAAGTACGCATCGTTTTTCTGGTTACTTTTTCGTCGATTTCGACGTAACCATTCTGTATATCGATCTTCATAAAATTTCATATTACGGTGTAAGGCACCACCGAGTATGCGAGGATCTACCCGCGACAGTGGGGGATGTATGCCTTGTAATCCCCCACCGCGTTGGGTGTAATCGCTTCACCGGACCCTCTCCAATGAAGCAATAGCTTTTAGTAGACAGTTGTACGAGCGTTTTGTAATAGGATGGCCATTGTTTCACCAGCGGATGCACTAAACTCTGCTGTGAATCCAATTGTTTCCATTACGAGTTCGTCGTTACCAGACTTCTTAGTCCAGTTTTCAAACGAACAGCGAGCGAATTCTATAGTTAGAATTGGGTTACCAGTTGATCCGATAGTGGCATCAGTGTTGATAAATTCCATACGCATCGCACGCTTAGTTGATGCGGCATTCAAATCTTTTAAGACAGTTGACTTAAATAGCCCGGTGATTTCACCTGAAACACTAAATTGCTTGTTATGAATAGATGCAAGGTCATCAGAACCAAATGCTTGATAGGCTTCTAGGTTCTTTTGAATGCTCATTTTAAATGACTTTATTTCTGTTGCGCTTGCTGCGGTCAAACCTGATAATGCAGTGGCTAATTTAAGGGTACCGTGCTTGGCCAAGAAGTGGTTTTCATCAGTGGCAAACGATGGTGTACCAGATGAGCTGCCCTCTTTCTTACCCATCCACTTTGTTTCGTATGTTAGATACTTTCCTACTTCACAGGCCAATTCTAGGCTCTCTAGTAAGCAGTATGTTGATCTAAACGTTCCAACATCATCTACACCATAGAGGGTATAGCTTGGATGGTTGTTACTATTCAAACGAGTAAATAAGTGGGTACGAAGAGCAGTATTATGAGTACAAGTACCTGTTGCACCTGATGTTCCACCAGTAAATGATTCGCTTGCGTTAAATGTTCCAGTTGTTACCGTGATATAGAACAAGTTTTGACTGTCTAATCTACGAATAACACCGGTTGCAGCAGAGGTACCACCAGTTACAGTTTCACCAACTACGAAAATTCCAGAACCAGCGGCTCTAGTAATTTTTAAACATAGTTGCTCAGTTCCAAGGGCTGCGAGTAAAAAGCTTCCGCCATATACTTCTCGAAAAATTCCCTTGATAGACACTTCGGTCATCTGTAACACAGTTTGACTGTCATAGAGCTCGTCGATGATGCCGTAAGCACCAAGGTCTTTAGCTTTTTCAGTCTTTGGTAAAAACAAACTTTCTTCTTTTGGTAACCAGAATGTGGCTGCTACACCAGTACCCGGTGTTGATTCTTTTCCTAGGCCGACTTTTTCCAGTCTGCCGATATGCTCGTTGGCCATATGTTAATTGATTAAGTTAATAAATTTATTCGGTTGGTACGGATTCTTCCTCTGTTTTTTCTTCGGAAGATTCAGCAGCCAGTTCCTTTTCTGCTATCTTAGTAGCCTCTTCAATCGACTCAGCTTGAATGGTTCTATTAAGACTTGGGAAGAAAAACGCTTTTGTGGTTTTTTCTGCTTCGACCCCTTCCGCTTGGGCCTCTACACCACTATTCTTTGTATTTTTCATATATTATTTAGTTTATATATTTAAGAATTAATGCATCAACGATGATGTCAAATACTATAACCGGCTGGCCGTAATCGTTACTGAAACTGGCCGGTGGTGGAATCTGTTTAATCACAAAGTTTACCGCTACGCCCCCAAGTGTTATGTGTGATGCTTTTCTCAGTTCCGCCGTTAGCGCATCGACGAGAGTCAGCCACTTTAATTGCCCCGCTGCACTTTCCTCTGATGGATATATAAGCCTTACTACCCAGGTTTCAGTTATCTCATTAGACACGTCGTCTTTTCTTTCCTCTTTAGCACCACCTGATAACAAACAAGCAGCCGGAAAAGAGGTCGGGCTGGTTTCAAGATAGCTAAACGTTAACGGCAAAATTGTTGTCGATATTGTATCTAGTATCTCTTTTATTTTGTTCATTGATGCGATCATACTCTTTTCTTACTTGTTTATTATTTTCATTTTAGCAAAACGGTCTTTGATTTTTTGGGTGTTATCTTTTACCGACCTCGTCATATAGAATCTTCCGTTTATTTTTGTCCTATGTCCTCTTCCGGCGTTCCCACCAAATTCCTGGATAGCTGCGTAGTCGACGTTTGATCCAACATAACCTATAACTTTGTCATTTTGGATTTCTACTTTTTGGTTAATTGACCGTCGCAGGTTACCAGTTTTATAAGGCACATATCCTGGCATCTTTGCCATAGTCATTACATCAAAAACGGAAGCCTGTATGATCATTCTAATTTGCCCAGTTACTCTTGCCCTGGCATCAGTAAACTCTTTTCTGAATCTGCTCATGTCGCTTTTGTTGTACGTTATTTTAACCATATTTTAAGTGTGCTTACTGTTCATTGTTATTCTGTATAGGTCATCAGTGTCTTGGTTATTTTCGTGCCGTTCGACCCCGGTTACTCGATACTCTCTGCCATCCTGGTCTACTATTTTTGCCCCTATCTTTACGTCTAGTGGATCTATAAATAGGTCAAAGGTTTCGATGTTCGGTTGCTGGCCCATTACTTGAGTAACCTGAGCGCTCTGACTTTCTATATATCCCTCTACTGCTTCGTGATCTGGGTTATCTGGATACTGATCAACAGTTGTGGTTAGCAAAATGTTATAAATTGATACCGTGGTATTTGCCCCTATCATATGATTGAAAAGTTAGCCCGCTTGTACTGATTGAGACTATTTTTAAATCCCTGGGCTTCGCTATCAGATGCGAATGTTACTTGCTTTGATCCAATGGTGTAGCTTCTAACTCTGGTATTCTTTGCCCGGCTAAACACATCGCTGACGTATGCCATAATTGCCCCCTTAATGGCCGGTGGGAAGTCTACGTTTCCAAGTGTTCCCGATGATAGAGTCATAGCTGTTGTTAAAGCATTCGTGGCTATCGTTGTAGTGGCTCTGTTTGGGGTTTCATCTACGATATAGACCGTTGTGCCAAGTACGAACGAATGGATGCTCTTAAGGCCATTTAGGGCGCTTGAGAGCGATATGGCGGCTGCTTCATTGCTTGACCCTTTGTTCCATCCTACCCCCTCGGTTAGTACATCAATTGTTTTTCCAACAGTTACTGTGAATGTCTTTCCAGTTAGGCCTGTATAGTCAAGTATCTCTACCGTTGCTGATCCACCCAGGTTCCATCCGGCGGCGTAGGTTATCTTAACTTTCCGTTTCCCGGCCGTTAGGTATCCTGTTATTCCCAATTGGCTATTGTTGATATCGTATTCTTCGGTCTGTGTATACTCTTGGTCTGACTCAGCAATTCTTTCAATAATGCTTCCGATGGCTATAGCGTGAGGATCGTTTAAATCAATCTTAGACTGGCCAATGCCGTCGTGAATCTCATCGGTTACTTTATGAAGACTTAGGTCAGTCGCGTTTAAAATACCGTTTACAATATCGGTGGCTTGTTCGTTTAACATCTTAATAAGCGTATCTTTAGTTGATCCGCTTACTCCCATGTATGCTTTTAGCTCTTCGAGCGTGACGTATGTTTTCATATTATCTTGTTTTAATATCAAGGCGACCCTCGATGTTTGATAATCTGCTATCAATACTCCGTGCTAGTTCTTGATATTTTTCGGCTGTTTGAGTAGCTCTTTCAATTTGTTGTTCTAAAGCAATTGATCGTTGTTCTTGAACGGCTACCCTGGTGGTTAAATTATAAAATGCACTAGCAATCACAAGCACAGATGCACCTATTGAAATGATGTAGTGAATCTTTGCATCTATAAGTTTTTGTATTGCTTCGGCCATAATAGTTTTTTATTTTTGTTAATCTCTTGGCACGTTTTTTACAACGTGTATTACAATCCCGGTAAATGTTTCACGGCGGTCCTGAAAGTCCACCTCTATTTCACCTAGATAATCTCCATCTTGGTCAAAGTGTTTTTCCTGTACCGTTAAATTTACTATACCGTCTGCTGGATCACCAATTACATCTAAATCAGCTGTTATTTTATTCTCAGATGAATCTCTTAGGTGGGAATAGAGAATAATATCTGTTGCATCAGTTAAATCAAAAGCGGTGCCATCATAGTTTTGTAAATAAAACTTGAGAGCAAATCCGTAATCATTTTGAGCTATTATTGTATTCATATTCGTTGTGTTCGTTTAACTATAATGCCGTCTGGCCGTTTACTTTTAAATGTTAATTGTCTGGTATTTAATATAACTATATTTTCCATTTGCTTTTTTTGCATACTTCCTTCTCTGGTATCTAATAACATTATTCCATTTCTGTTCGGTAGTCGTATCTGCATCACAACTGCAATCACGGTGAATGGTCCATCATAATTTACGTCTGGATCATCATAATCAACATTGGGGTCATCGTATGTTGCTATTGGCATATGGTTATTGCATTAGAGCGTGCATGCCGCTCGTTGTATCAACAGTTTCTTCTAAAGGATTGAACGCTACAAGTGTATGCGCCGCTGGTGCTTCGCCACTCCAACTCCAATCCATTGACTTTACACCAGCAGTTTCTAAAACAACATATTGAGAACCAGCTAGTGAAATGTCTTCATCATTTAATAGCTCTGTTTCAGCACCCACTAAACTAGAAGTACCAGCGTCTACTGCTAGAGCGTCAACAATCAAACAATTATCTACAGTCGGCTCTATATTAGTACTAAGACCTTCACTAACATCAAAGCCAAAATCAGCAACAATGTTTACTGGGGTAACAAGGTCTATATTCTTAAAACAAGTGGCAACTGCCTTGCTAGTATCAATCGCATTTTTTATATTTATATCTATATCTGCCACTACCATGTTTGGGTTAATGAGATAAAAGATATAAGACTTAGAATCTCCATTTTCTATACTATTAGCCAGTTCAAAAGATTGGCCATCTCTACTTACCGAGATAGCGTTTCCAATACCATAAATACATACACAAACGACAATAATCGTAGTATCGGCTGGGGGGTCAAAACTACCAATGGTTAAGGTAGAGTTACCAGCAGTTGGTGTTTTATTTATTACTGAATCTTGGCTTATGTATTCTGGAGTTGTTGGCATATTAAATTGTTAATCCTTTAGTATAAGCAATGACAAACCACTTGTTAGCGGTAGCATTATATTCACAAAGTATCTTGTCTGTTTTTCCTGAAAGAGTTGCGGTTAAAGCAGTAACATTATCAGTATAAGCAAAGCCGCCAGTACCAGTATTTAAAGCTAGTGTTCGATCAGCACCTGACGCCTTATGTTCGATTGCAATAATCTGCATATCCGTCGGGTTTGAAGGAATCCCAATCGTTCTGTTACCAGCGGCTGTTAAAGTAAAATGAGAACCTAGAGCAGCATTCAAAGCTGGCGTAGCACCGTCAGTCAAGGCTTGACGACGTTTGCCGAACAACCTAAGCACTAACGAATAATCACTATTATAAAAATCTCGGAAGCAAGCCATATGTTTTAATCTTTTATAGAATCTTCATTTTCTAAAATCTCTATATTTTCTAAAGGAATAAAATGCACCTCTCCATCAATTTCAGCTCTAACATGGTTATATCTAACAGGTGCTTTAGTAACAAACTCACGATTAATTATTCTCTTAAAACAATCAGATTGCATTTTATTATTAGATTTTTTTACTTTATATCTCATACAATTAAATTGGCCCTAAGTAAGTAATGGCGGTATAAGTTAAAGATTGACCGCCAAATAATATAGGTGAAACACAAGCACCAGGGCTTAAGATTTGCCACTCTAAATAATCAGTCGTTCCATTCATTTCTAAAATAGTAGCAACCTGTAGTGAATCACCATAGATTGAGAAACCAATCTCACCACCGTTATTAGCAACCGCTACACCGTTTTTAATAATTCGGCCTTCTGTAAAATCGCCAGCAGGACCAGGATCATCACTTGCCCATACTAACTGGAAAATTACCGCATAACGACCTTTGACTTGAGGTGTCCAACGATCAGTAGATGAATTGAACCAACTAGGATCAGTATCGAAAGCAGTGGCAGTCCAATCAACTACAGTTGTTGCACCAACATTTAAACCTGATTGACCAGAAGCTGAATAATACTTTGCGATGTTAGGTGAACGAGTAATCAACTCCCATTTATCATCAGTCGCATTATATAAGAACTCATAAAAATCAGTTAAGCTGTTCCCGGATGTAGCACCTGGTAATGGTCGGCCAGTAATACCTCTAAACTTACTGCCCCATGTTAGTAATCTAGATGTTGTTGATTTTATTCTTGCTTGAAGCAACTGACCATGATATGGCGTTCCAGTTGGGTTAGCAAAGTTTGTCGTTTGACTTAATGTTAATAAAACACCTAAGTCGGTAGTATCAGCATTTAATGTAACCGTTGCCGCGTCAGTATACGTAACTACTCGTGTTAGTTTAGCTAAGTGTTGGGCAATAGTTTGGTTTAACCAGGCACCACCAATACGCATTAAAATATCATCATCCGCAGGAGATAAAGCTGCAATAGCACTAAGGTCTAAATCTAGTGGCTGACGACCGGAGATCAATGTTTCTACGAAAGTTTTAACAGCTTTTTGACTAGCATACTTTGTATCGCTATTAGCAGTTAGACTTGCATCAGTATCTTTATTGGCCACGTTTTCAGGTACGTATCCGATGTTGGCTTCTGATATTGCCCAGTTGCTCGCTGTTTGCCCTGGGGTGTCGACTAAGGCTCTAACTTGGTCACCTATAGCCACTGCTACCCCACCGAGCGTTCCTGCCACAGAAATGAGCCAAATATCGCCCTTTAAAATAGCACCTGCCGATCCACTACCACCTGTTGATGGAAAAAGGTTTGATGAGGCGTTATATTGGCCTCGGTCGTCGAACAGTCCGACCACTGATGCATCGACTAACGTCTTGACTGCCTGAGTAGTTGGATATTTGGTATTGTTTAGGGTTGAGAAGTCCGTGGCCTTGTTCGCATCGTTTTCAGGTGTATAACCTATCTTTGTTAAAATAGTTCCGTTTGTTTCATCTCCGGTATTAGTACCACTAAGGTTTGCAGCTATAATATCAATTGCAATTTGTACTTCGTTGTTTAGTACAATAATCGTTTGTTCATCTGCCGCATCGTCAACCGCAATAACCCTGTGCAAAAAGCTATGCCCAGGGTTATTTAGTTTGTTCGATGATATCGGCAAAATTAAAGTCATATTGTACTAAGTTTTTTTTATTCAGCTGATCCTTCACCGTCGGCTTCTGCTGCTTCTTTTTCAGCCTTTTTTTCAGCAATAACTTCGGTCAAAAGACCTCGCAATTTATCTTCACCAGTTCGGTTATTATGGTTAACTCCCAATCCTTTCAAAGCGTTAATTATTTCTTCCCGGCTCATTGCTTCTGGGTTTAAAGATTCGATGTCGATTTCTTCTGGTTCGTTTTCGTCATCATCGTCATCGTTGTTTTCTGCTTCTGCCTTATTACCCTTTTGTGCTTTTTTAGCTAATTTAGTCTGCTCTTTCAAACGTCGTTCTTGTTCTTTATCAAAGGCGTGTTCCTTTGGTTTGTCGCCCGCAAATGTCCAGTTACGGTCGTATACCAACAAGGCTTTTGCCTGTTTAATGCTGACAGTTATAACATCACCCTTTTTGACATCGGTTTTTTCACCGTCGCCATCGATCATGACTCTCGTATCAGCACCGTGCCATTCGACTTCTACTGTACGTTCGTCTTTTAAATCCTTTGAGATTTCGTATCCCATATATTTATTATTAAATTAATTATTTAGTTGCTCATTTTAATGAGTTCGTACCTACCCCTTATCGCATCGGAATCCCGCTTGCTTCCGCCTCTCAGTCGAGATAGAGGCACAAACAAAGGCTTTATGAAATAAGGAGCAAGGCAAACTCACTATTGTTTAGACAGTGATGTTGATACCAGCGGCTACTGTTGGTTCAGCAAGCGAAGCTTCTGCATCAGCAATAGTAAAGGCAAAGTCAAAGGTAGCAACGAGTCGGTAACCGTAACCGGCAACACGAACCATTTCCATCTTGAAGTCTTTACCCCAACCGAATTGGATTGCTGGCTTATAAACCAACAAACATTGTCCCAATGTGTTGTTAGCTGGTGTAGCACCTGAGCGCTTTCCATCAGCTTCTGTCAACGGTACCAAATGGTTTGTTAGAACATCTACGCCAAATGGAGTAGGTGTAATTCCCTTCTGGAGAGTCGCACGGTCAGCTGAGTTAATGTAGAGCTTAAACGGATCTAAGGTCTTCATTTTGTTTGTAACCTGAATTGACTGGATGAATAGACAATCTGCTGGGTTGGTGCCGTAGCGACCAATAACAGTCATCAAATCCATATAGTCAGTATCGGCCAATGTACCGAAGTTCTTAGTGTAAGAACCGGCAATTGCTTGCTTACGAATACCCTTATCGATGATAAGAGTATGGTGAGAAGCACCACCTACAGCGGCATAAGTTGTCGCTGGGGCTTGGTCATCAGAGTTAACGTTACCAGTACCTGCTGTCACTGTGTCACCGTTAATAATCGCTGATTCACAAGTCAAAGCCATACCACGAGCAATTTCGTCTTTTACGTATTGTTCTGTGTTTGGACCATTGTACTGTAGCTGTTCATCGGTGATGTCAACTTCAATAATAAATGGCTTTTGGTCCAATGTTACACGCTTAGTAGGAACCTTTGTTTGAATACCAGTTGCTTCAACAGTGTTAGAGCGACCAGTAGTCCATTCACCCTTACCTTGAAAGAATGAATCGCCAACAGTTAAACCTTTAACTGGAACGAGCAAACTCTTAGGCAAGTTTATTCCGTGATTACCAGGCAGTAATGGGAGTAAAGGTGAGTAAGTAGGCAACATGTCGTGAATCTCATTTAGCAATTCGGATGCTGGAATAAATTCGGCACCATATCCGGTATTACCTGTATGTTCCACTTCGTTGGCTTTGGTTTCTAGGCCAGCCATCTTGCGAAGCATTGAGATCACATCATTGTTCTTTTTATTTTTATCCATACTGATGTTTTTGTTAATTATTCAGGCTTAGCGTTTTGAATCATATTCTTCAACGCTGCACCGAAGACGGATTTTTTAGGCTCAGTGGAGTTTTTGCTTTCGCCTTCACTTTTGCTTTCATCTTTCGCATCTTCGTATTGACCTGCAATCTTAAAGGCACGCTTTTCTGGAGTCGCGCTTAATTTAACATTGAGGCCTTCTATTGTTTGCTTCTGCTCGTCGATTAAAACGCTCATAGCACCCAATAAAGTTTTTATTTGTTTTGGTATTTCAACCGCACTTTTAACGTCTTTAGCAACAGCCATAACACCAGCCTGTACAAAGCTAGATAGTTCTTTAGCTGTTTCTTCATCGACGTTGATCGCTTGTTCGTCGGCTTCGTCGTTGCCCTCATTCTCTTCGTCAGCGGTTTTGTCCTCGGTGGCCGATTCATCATCACCTTTCGGTGCTTCTTCGGTAGCCGGTGCTGGATTTTCACCAGCATTTTCAGACTCATCCTCTGGGGGAGTAGTAGCATCGTCGCCAGCAGGCGCGTTAGCTTCATCGTTAGGCACCTCGGCAGTCTTTTCTTCTGGATCTTTGACTTCATCTGGTTGGGGTTGGTCATTGGTAGGTTGCTCATTTTCAGCAGGGTGAGCTTCTTCGGCTTTTTCATCCTCTGACTTAGTTTCTTCTTCCGCACCTTCACTGCCAGGGGTTACATCAGCTTCTTCGCTGACCTTTCCTGGATCTTCACCATTGTTCTTTGTATTCATATTGTTAAATGATTTTGTTGCCAGCTCATTAAAGTAGAGCTTAGCTGATTTTTGCATTGTAAAAATGGCGTGACCATTGGCCGGGGTTGATACAATAGAGATTTCAATAAGGTCTAGCTTGGTTATTTTTCTTACTGAATTCATGTAGTCGTCTTTTTCAAAGTTAAACTTCTCGCCATCCTCGTTTAACAATTCAGAGGACAATGGAATATAACCAATGGAAAGAGCGCGCATTCGACCGTCAACAACTTCTTCTTTGGTCTGAGGGTCTAATACTTCACCCTTTACTTTTAGCCCTTTGTTTGAAACAACGGCCGAGATCCATGTGCCTACTGGCCGATCAGGGTTATGGCTTCGAAGCATTGTTGGATTCTTCATGAATAAATCAAGAGCATCCTTAAACGCTTTCGGATCTACGATGTCTTTATAACGATCGAGATCCGGGGTCGAGGCGTATCCCTCGATGATTACTTTGCCGGAGTCTTGTTCTTCAACAGACTTAATGTCGGCTTGGAAAAAATAGGTTTTGTTCATATTTTATTAAATAATGGCATAGCTAATTAATTTTAAATTTCGTTACCTTGACTATCGACCTGTCGGTAACCAGTAGAACATCGACACCGTGGGTTCCCCGCTCTTGGGGCTGCCATGTCGCCGGATAGGAAGTCCTCGTTAAAGCCTATCCATCCTTGCTCACCGTTTGCTTCACACTCTGGTGTTACTAGATCGTCTTGGGAATCAATCCATAGCTTTTGAATCTCTGCGCCGGTTTCCTGCCTATATACTTCTACCATTTCTTGGTTTCCTACTTCGTAGGCGTTGCCTATTTCTTTGACTGCTATCAGTTCTGCCCTGGCCTTGCTGAATACTCCCTCGCTACCTTGCTCTCTGATCTTCTTTGCGGTGTCGTTGTAGTTAGTTCCCTTTTCAGCCGCTTCGGTTAGGATTGATAGTATTCTTTTCTTTGTTGTTAGATTGATACTTCCCTTAAAATTAGAAAGGTGCAATGTCTTTTTGGCCTTTAAATACCGCACGGCTTCTTCATTCAGTAGTTCAAAGCTAATACCTACCTTTGACATTTTAAATTGCTTGCTGATCGTTTTAGCCCCCTTTAAATAGGCAGTTCTTCCAGTTTCACCGATCAGGTCTGCTATATCTTCCTGCTCACCTAGATCATCTAGCATCTCGTTTATATCATCCCTTGCAGTTTTTGTTTCTATAAATCTTACACCTTTTTCTGTTTCCTTAAAAAAACTTAGACTTTCCATTTCCCTTACTATCCACTCTATTTGACTATCAAATAAACGCTTAAGTCTGCTTTCAAATCTTCTTTCCTGTAGTCGTTTCCACTTTCCGTCTACCCGCCTCAATCCCGCTGCTTTAAACCTGATGTAGTCTATTGCCTCATTAGTTGCTTGGTTGATCTTTTCCTCTTTTTCCATATTGGTTTCGCTTTTTAAACTCCTCTAGTTTTCTGATCTCTTTGGCCGCTTGATCCTCATCGAGTATGGCTGGGATTCCTTGCGGGTCTAGCTCTAGCCCGATATCTTCTAGGGGCTGTACTGACGGACCGTTCCAAATCAATGGCTTATCTACCCACTCGCCCTCTACCTTTGGATCATACTTTTCATATCCTCTCTCTTCCCGGATCTCGTTGATTGTTAGTATTCCCTGTTGCTGGTCAGCACGGCTGCTTGCCTCATTCCACTCCCGATTATCAAATTCTCTTGCTTTAAATTCTATCTTGATGTTTTGTACTCCGATCGCTGGCAATAATACTCGATTAATAAACTCAGCTAGATTTTCTTGGGCTGGCTCGATTGTTGCTTCCCAGAATTTCTTTGTTTGCTCTTCACCGTTGGCGAGATTTACATCTTCGGTATATCCGAGGATTGCTTTTGGTACGCCTAGAGCAGAGCAAATTTTTTCGGTTGTGAATTTACGTTGCAAAATAAACTCCATCTCTTTTGGAGTTATATTGATTGTTTTTACTTCCTTAACTCCGACCATAGCAATAGACTTGTGCTTGTTCATTGGTCCCTTTAATTGCTCGCGGATATTTTCTACAACTTTCTTTTGTTCTTCAACTGGTAATGTTTCATCAAGGATATACTGTGCGCCCGGTGTTGAGTCGTTAGCGTGCAATGCATAGTTAGATATCATCGCTGCTAGGTCGCTTCTTGTTTCCCATATAACAGTTTCGATTGGGGAAAAGCCAAACACCGGCGAGTTTGGATCATCGTCGGTCTTATAATGTAATATCTCTTCTGGCTTAAATTCTTGGGTGGTTCCGTTGCAGCGTTGAATCCACTTATAAATCTTTCCGTATTGGTCTGTTACAACCGACATGGTTCGTGGATCTATAAAGTCAAAGCCAAGCACTTCGCTACCAGCACCGGCACTTCTTAGTATTAAAAGATAAGCGTTACCGCTTATTCGTTCGGTTTGTATTAAATGTGACTTAAAACGGCGGAATGTTCGTTCGTAATTCAAGACTGCCTCAGCTTTTTCTACCTCTTGTTGGTTTGGTTGGTCATTACTATTTTTCTTGTTTAGCCAGATATAACCAGCTGATCCTATACCCTCTTTCAGTTCGCGTACGGCACCAAAAACATCACTGCTATTTCGCCAGATGGTAAATAAAGAATCTACCGATATTCTCGTCGCCCAATTAAATGAATCTATTGGGCTTTGTAATTCGGCTATCAATCCGCGACTATTAGTTCTACTATTTTCAAAAAATCCGTCGTAGGCCTTTCGGAGTTTTTGCCTCAAAGAAGTATTCTTCGACACAAGTTTTTAATTTAATCTCGCTATAAAAAACGAGGTTCTAGGCATACGAGCTACTTTCAATCCGATGGAGAAGGCCATAATGCAGTCATCCGTTTTCCCGGCCTTTGCAATACGCTTTCCTGTTTCATCAGTTATGAATGTAAGCATTTCACTTTTTAGTATAGCACTATTTATTTTTACTGAAAACTCCGACACTAAATCTTCAAATTCGTCAAGGATATTGTCACGTGTTTTCATGTTAGTAAGGAATCCAAGTTTGCGTGTTTTCTTTTGTGTTTTCTCATCTAGTACCTGCATCATGTATATCGAGCCGTACGTATCTTTCAATCTATCTAATACGAGGTGACCGTGGTTGTTTCTTTCGACTACTGCTATGGCTGTATTATACTTTGTCCCCAAGTTATCCACAACCTTTGCGAGCTGAGCCGGGGGTATCTTATTAGAAACAAATTCAGCGACTTGCTCAAGCGTTAATGTATCAATTACTTCTATCACGCTGTTATCACCACCAACTCCTTCCGATGGGTCAACACCCATAACATATTCGCGGTCAGGTTTTGGTTCGACGAATATGGTTGCCCGCCAAGTTTCGTATTTTTGTAGCTGTCCCAGTATGCGGACATCGTACGGCTTGCCCGGCACGGTATTAATCTTTCGGAC